CAAACTAACTATATTAAATGGGATGGGAATTCTTTAGATATTAAAGGAGATATTGCTATTGGGGAATACGTTGAATCAAGTACAAAAGTTTTATTGGAAGCACCTCAAAGAGGGCAAACTCAAGATGAAGATAATTTTATAAAGGTTAAATCTTTTAGGTTAAATACAGTAGGGCAAGTTAGAGTAAAACTATTAGTATGGTTTGAAGGCAATTCTGTGCAAGATGTAATAGAAGATGGTGGGTTTAGGATTGATGTAAATTCAATTACTCAATTTACAGGTAACATATTTCAATCTGATAATGGGGCAGGAGATATTAGTAATGTAATTAGTGAAAATAAGGTTATTAACTTAACTTCTAATTTAAGTGTGTTAGATATATATATTCGAGCTACAGAAGTTGTAACTACAGGTAACACTATTCAAGGACATCCTACATATATTCAAGATGTTCAAATTTTGGCTGAAAACACTACAGACGAAAAAGTTCTTTTTGATTAGGAGGAAAAATGGCAACACAAATAACAGGGGTTCTTTTAAACCCCCTAGGACAACCATTAAGTAATGCAGTTATACGAATAACTGCTTTAGAAACTAAAGCTGTATTAGCTATGATATCTTCTAAGATAGAATTAGATGCTACTGCTGCATATGACTTTAGTTTAGGAAATGGTAAATACCAGATAGAGATTTTACAGACAGATCAATACCATAAGATTGCTTATGTAGATGTAAGTGATACTTCTATTTCACCGAGTACTTTAGAAGATTTAGTAAATTTAGATGGATACTGTACGGTAGAGGCTCAAGAATGTGCCTCTTAGCGATAAGTGTTGATTTAAGTACTGAAACAACTATAATTCACACTAAATTAGATTAAGGAAGGTATTTATATGCAAGATGAGACAAAAAGACAGCCAGAGTCATTTGGGACTGGTTGGGAAAATGAGCCCGACTTGAATGATTTAATTGCTGATTATGATGGAGCTAGAAATGACCATGACTATCAATCTGCTAAGATAAGTAATTGGTTAAATAATTTACATGTTACTTCTGAGCCATCAGCTATTTCTGATAGTTGTAATCCTTTTAATAGTACTAAAAGTAAAGTTATAAAAGGTAAGAGTACGGTTAAGCCTAAGCTAATACGTAAGCAAGCTGAATGGAGATATACTTCATTAAGCGAACCTTTCTTGAATACACCTGATATATTTAATGTTGATCCAGTTACCTTTGAGGATGCTGAAGGTGCCAAACAAAATGAATTGTTATTAAATAATCAGTTTAATACTAGAGTTGATAAGACTAAGTTTATAGATGAGTATGTACGCACATGTGTTAACGAAGGTACTGTTATAGTTAAGGTAGGTTGGATGAGTGAAACTATCACTAAGGACGTGGAGTATCCAATCTACCAAATTACTGAATTAGAAGAAAACAGTCGTAAGATTGATAACTTACAGGAAGCTATGGTAGCTGACCCAGTTACATTACCTGATGAAGTACTTAAAGCTATTGAAGTAACTAAGAACACAGGTAGACCTCATTGGGTATCTCAGTCAGGTACAGATGTAGTAGAAGAGGAAGTTGTAACAAAGAATCATCCTACTGTTGAAGTATGTGAGTATGAGAATGTTACCATAGACCCTTCATGTAAAGGTGATATGCTTAAAGCTAACTTTGTTGTTTATAGTTTTGAAACATCTAAATCAGAATTAGAGAAAGATGGAAGATATAAGAACTTAGATAAGATAGTGACTAATACCCAATCTGTATTAGCAGATGCTGACCACAAAAGTGAATATGCTGAAGGTGGTTTTACTTTTAATGATGAGCCTCGTAAGAAGTTTGTCGCTAGAGAGTACTGGGGATATTGGGACATTGATGGTTCAGGTAAGACTAAAGCTATTGTAGCTACTTGGGTAGGTGAAACACTTATTAGATTAGAAGAGAATCCTTATCCTGATGGATGTATTCCTTTTGTAGTGGTTCCCTACTTACCTGTTAAGAAGTCTGTATACGGTGAACCTGATGGAGAGTTACTAGAAGACAATCAGAAGATACTAGGAGCAGTAACACGTGGTATGATGGATGTTATGGGTCGGAGTGCTAATGGTCAAATAGGTATTCGTAAGGATGCTTTAGATGTAATTAATAAACGTAAGTGGGAGAAAGGTGCAGACTATGAGTTTAATCCTGGAGTTGACCCAAGACAAGCTGTTATAAACCATACATACCCTGAGTTACCTAACAGTGCATTCCAGATGATTATGCATCAGAATAATGAAGCAGAATCTTTATCAGGAATCAAAGCATTCAATGAAGGTATTAGTGGAGCTGGTTTAGGTGATACAGCAGCAGCTGCTAATGGAGCACTAGGTGCAGCAGCACAACGTGAGATGGGTATACTACGCAGGTTATCTAATGGTATGCGTGACATTGCACGTAAGATTATAGCTATGAACCAAGACTTCTTAGAAGAGGAAGAAGTAATCAGAGTTACTAATAAAGAGTTTGTTACAGTAAGACGTGATGACTTAGCAGGGTACTATGATTTACGATTATCTATCTCAACTGCAGAAGCAGATGAACAAAAAGCTAAGGAACTAGCATTCATGTTACAGACTACTGGACAACAGTTTGGATTGGACATGTATAAATTAATACTTGCAGATATCGCTAGATTGCGTAAAATGCCTGAATTAGCTCAACAAATTACTGAGTTTAGTCCAGAGCCTGACCCAATAGCTCAAGCACTTCAACAAGAAGAAGTAAGATCAGCACAGTTAGAGAATGCTAAACTAGAAGCTGAGATAAACAAAATTAATGCTGAAGCTGGAAAAGCTGCTGCAGATACCTCTAATAAAGCTGCTGACACTGACCGCAAGAACTTGGATTATGTTCAAGAAGAGATGGGAGTCAATCAGGAAAGAGATTTAGAGAAGATGAAAGCACAAAGCAAAGGCAACATGGAACATGAAGTACTGAAGAAACAATTGGAATCATCAGAACCCAATAGAACAGCACTTTAAATTAAAACAGAAATCTCCCTCTAATATAGGAGGGAGGACACACTTAGGAGAATATATATATGAAACCATTAGAATATTATGCAGAAGAACGAGAAGTACGTAAGAACGCAGTTGAACTATGTGAAGTACTAGTTAAGTTAGAAAAGAACACTAACTTTAAAAAGTTACTTAAACATATCAACGAAGAGTTACCAGCTAGTATGGCAAAGAGTTATGGTAGTCCCGCTAACTCAGAGCAAGTCAATAAGAGCATTAGTTCTGTACTTGCAACTATATCAGGCTTCCGTGCAATCTTAAGCTCTATCCACCAGAAAGCTGAAACAGCTTCTAGAGATATTGAAGAAATTAATGAACTTGAAGCTGAGTATCTAGCTTCTGACGCAGTGGAGTAATATATATATTATGAGTAACGAATTAAACCAAGATTTAAGTATGAGTGATGAGGACTTTCTAAATATGATGCCTCCTACATTTGAACCACCTGCAGAAGAGTTAGATAACTCTGATGATGATGATACTACCTCTCTCCAAGAAGAGACTCAAGAGGAAGAAGAAGACTTAGTTGAAGCAGATGAGTCAGATGATTCGACCGAAGACGACTTGTCGTCTGAAGAGTCGGATGAAGATGACGAAGATGCTGATGAAGAGAATACAGAAGTAGATGGTGACGAAGTAGACTATGAAGCTCTACATAACCAACTACTACAACCATTTAAGGCTAATGGTTCAGAGATGTCTGTTAACTCTGTAGAAGAAGCACAAAAACTAATGCAGATGGGTGCAAACTACAGTAAGAAGATGGCTGCTCTTAAACCTAACCTTAAACTTATGAAGATGCTGGAGAATAACGAACTACTCGATGAGAGTAAGTTATCTCTTTTAATTGATGTGGCATCAGGTAACCCTGAAGCTATATCTCAACTGGTTCGAGACAATGAAATTGATCCTCTTACCATTAACACAAGTGAAGAGAACAAATACACACCTAAGAATCATACTGTTGGCGACCACCAAGTAGAACTGGATGAAGTTATATCACGTATACAGGATACGGCATCATTTTCAGATACGATGGAAGTTGTTTCTTCTAAATGGGATGAATCTAGTAAGCGTGATATTGCGAGTAATCCGAACCAACTAGAAGTTATCAATGCTCATGTATCCAATGGCATATTTGCTAAGGTACAAACTGAAGTTGATAGAATCAAAGTGTTTGGGGGACTACAAGGAGTTTCTGATTTTGATGCTTACAAGCAAGTAGGCGAACAGTTATTTAAAGCTGGTAAGATTACAGTAGATGGTACGACAACGTCTACCGAAAATATTGTAGTTCCTACTAAGCCGAAAGCTAAGAAAAGCGACAACTTAAGAAAGGACAAACGCAAAGCTGCTAGTCCTGTTAAAAACTCTGGTAAGTCTAAGGAAAAGAAATATGATTTTAATCCTTTGGCTATGACCGATGAAGAGTTTGAAAACTTTAAATTTTAAATTATAGGAGAAATAAATTATGTCTAATGATACTAGTCAAATCCAATGGGGTACAGGTGCTGATTCATCAGTTGGTGAACAATTCCGTACAGATTATTACAACAAGAAAGCTTTAATTGAAGCTGCAAAAGAGGCTTACTTCTCACCATTAGCAGATGTTACTGCTATGCCTAAGCACTTTGGTAAGAAGCTTAAAAAGTACCACTACATGCCTTTACTAGATGACCGTAACATCAACGACCAAGGTATTGATGCTGCTGGTGTATTATCAGCTGGTGCTGCCACAGGTAATGGGAATAACCCTAATGGTAACTTATACGGTTCTTCTAAAGATATCGGTACTATTACTGCTAAACTACCTACTCTTTCTGAGACTGGTGGTCGTGTTAACCGTGTTGGTTTCACACGTATTGCAATTGAAGCTGAACTTGAGAAGTTAGGTTTCTTCACTGAGTGGACTAAAGACTCTTTAGATTTCGATACTGATGCTGACTTATACGAGCACTTATCTCGTGAGCTTATCATGGGTGCTAACGAAATGACTGAAGATGTACTTCAAATTGATTTACTAGGTGGTGCAGGTGTTGTACGTTTTGGTGGTGCTGCTACTGAAGACAGTGAAGTAACTGGTGAAGGTACTGTTTCATTAATTGATTATGAAGACTTACAACGTATGTCTATTGATTTAGATAATAACCGTACACCTAAGAAAACTAAGATTATTGCTGGTTCACGTATGGTTGATACTCGTACTATCGGTCATGGTCGCGCTCTTTACATTGGTTCTGAGTTAATCCCAACTGTTACTAAAATGGT